ACATTAAATAAAAGAGCTATACAAGAGTCAGAAGTAATAGCAGAAGATAAACTGGCTTTGGCTCTTAAAGCATTAGAAACAAAAGAACGACAGAAAGTAGCAGCTGGTGAAGCAGGTGTAGCTGGTAAAAGTGTTAAGCAGCAGATAGCTTTAACAGAAGCCAGAGAACTTAGAGGGGTCTCAAAGTATAATGCTAGTATTAAGAACCTCCTTACACAAGTTGAACTAGAAAAAGCTGGTCTTAATGCACAAGCTATGAACCGTATTAACTCTATGCAACAAGGTCAACCACCTAGTTTAATTGGTGCAGTAGTCACTGGTATTGGTGCAGCAGCAGCAGCTGACATTAAATATGGTGATGGTAAAATGTTTGGCATTGATTTAAAAGGTGATGTTAATGTTAGTAACTTTTTTAAAAATGGTAAAACAGAACAATCTTTACCTTCTTCAGGTAATTTTGAATTTTCAAGCTACACTAAATCTTCAGGTATATTTTCATAAGAGGAACACATGGCAAAAAAAAGAACTATAGTAAAGGGACTAAATGTAGATGCCACTAACTTAGCTGGTATTTCTACTAAAGCTATGGCAAGTCCTGTTGAGACTTATGTAGCACCAGCTCAAGAAAAATCTAGTCTTTCACCTTTATCTGAATTTGTAAATGCTATAACTCCTGCTGTTCAAGCAGCTGCAGACAAACAATTAGAAGAAAAACTAAAACGTGAAAGACGTATAGAAAACTTTAACTTTGAAAAAAAACAAAACCAAGTTAAAAACGAAGCTCTGATATTTAGTGCTCAGATAAAAAATAATTATGACCAAAATAAAGAAGCTTACCTCAACGCACCTGATGAAACAATTATAGATGATATAGATAGACATAAATCTAATTATAAAGAAAAATTAAGAGAGTCTGGTGTAGATGAACTACACATTGAAACCTATGATGCTCATATGGAAGAACGTAAAGTTCTTTTTCTAGCTGATTTAAATGAGGCTAGGAAAGCTGACGTTATATCTAAAGAAGATAAGCAGATGGCTGATGCTGCAATAAGCATTAGTCTACAATATAAAGACAATCCAGAAAAAGGTGCTGAGTTATTACTAGATTGGTTTGAAACTCAAGCTCAGACTTATCGTACTATAGATGGTAAAGCTAACCCTAAAAGGATAGGAAATATTCTTTTAAAACTAGCAGATGATGTCAAAGATGAGAATCCTAATAACATTTATTTAAAAGCTTTGGAAAACCTTCCACAACCTTTTTTAGATACTAAAGAAAACTTAGCTTTAGCTAGTCAACTAAGAGCTAAAAGAGATAAGTTTGGAGTTAAACAGCAGAGAGTTACCAACATCCAACAAGGTATGCAAGTAGCAGTAGATAAAGGTATAATTCCTAATTTAATGGGTTTAAAAGCTACTAAAGAAGAAAAAACTTTTGCTTTATTTAATACCACATTAACTATAGCTGGAAAAAAAAGTACCTTTTGCAAAATTAAATCCTAAACAACAAGCAGATGTTTTTAAAACAACAGGTGTTCTTCCTGATATTGTTACAAACACAGTTGTAAATACTGTAAACCTAGTAGAATCAGGTGCTGAATTTACTAAAGAAGATAACGAAAGAATTAGACAAGGGTTTTTCCAGTACCAAATCTTAAAAGCTGCTGGTATTCCTACAAGTCAATATCTTACTGCTGACCAAGAAAGAAAACTAGAAGCAATGGATTTATTGCTAGTTAGGGAAGCTCAACAAGGTTTATTTAAACCAAATGAAGAACTAAGTGAAGCTGATTATACTCCTGAAGTGGATTATACAACTGCTAACTATGTAGGAGCATCTAGAGATATACAAAAATTATCAGCAATTAAAAGTTTACCTGATATAGATGTGAAGACAACAAAGAAAATTAAAAGTGAATTAGGAGACTTAGAAGACTTACCTACCTTTACTTTATTAGCTCAACAAGCTATAAGTGATTATCGTTATTTTGTAGCGATGGGTGCTAGTCCTGATGATGCTTTAGAAAGAGCAACTAACGTAGCACTAAAGAATCAGCCCTGTAGTAGAATCAGCTGGAGATAGAGAAATTAAGTATTCTTTTACTAATCTACATGCAAGTCTTCCTTCAGGTATAAAAGACCCTAGAGAAATTATAACAAAGATGAACAAGAGTTTATCTAATAATAAAGCTTTACAGCAGTATATAAGGGATATACAAGGAATTGAAGGTGAATACGATATAGGTTTAACTTCTAATCCTGTTAATCCTACAGAAGTATATCTTACAGTTATGCAAGAAGGTAAACCTTCAGTAAATATTTTAAGTGTACTTGATAAAGTTAAAATACTTTCAGACCCTAAGGTGTTGTATAACATGGTTGCTAAAGATTTAGTAGCAGCTAAAGAATCTCCTGATGAGAATAGTATAGAACCTTTAATTAGCTTTGACAGTGATGTACGAAGAGAACGTACTCCTACAAAGATAGGAGAAGGTGAAATTGCTAAGAGTATTTTAAATGCACCTAAAACAGTAAAAAATATACTTAATAGTGTAGGAGATGCTATAGTTGAAGCAAGTGAATCTGATAAAGATTTTATAACTGAAGTAGAAAATTCTCCAAAGATAGGGGATAGAGAAGTTGAATTTATTAAACAACTTCCTTCAGAAATAATAAAGTTTCTTAGGTCTGATTCTGGTAGTGCCCTCTTAGATATCTTAAACCCTATTAAACCAGCAGGTGCTTCTACTTTAGACGAAACACAAGTAGGTGAATTTATACCTAGTAACATTCCCAGTAATCAACCAACAGGAGAACAAGTGACTATAGAAGGTAATACTACAGAAGAGAAAACTGCTAATATGATAGCAACTCAAGAAGGTTTCTCTAACACACCTTACAAAGATGGAAAAGACAGGTCAGTAGGTTATGGCTTTTACTTACCTGCTTTAGAAGCTGATGAGAAAGCTCTGATTAAAGATGTTAATAATGTCACAAAAGAAGAAGGTGCTGCAGTACTTAGATTAAAAGTACAGAAGATTGGTAACTATCTAGACAAAGAAATACAAGGTTTTAGAAACATACCTGAGAAAGCACAGTCAGCTATCATTAGTATGGGTTACCAGTTAGGTGTAACTAACATCCCAAAAACTTGGAAAAAATTTACAGCACATGTTAAAGAAGCAGCTCAATACACAGAAGGCTCTGTTGAACAAGCTAAAGCTCTAGCTAAAGCTAAGTTTGAAATGTTGTACAATGTAGCTGAAGATGGTACAATTAGCCTAAATAAGTGGGCTACTCAGACCAAGAAACGTGCCTTTGAGATGGCAGAAGCTGTAGGTGAAGAGAGTAAAGAGTTTGCTAATGAAGTTTCTTCTGGTATTATGGACTACATTTTTCCTAAAGCAGAAGCATCTACTCTTACAAAAGGTGATACATTTAAGATAAATGAAAAACCTTCTACAGATACTATAGTTAGTATAGCAAAAGACAAGAATCCTGCAGAAACAGCTGTTAAACTTTTAGGTGTGTCTGAAGGTAGTGATGTAGGTAGAGAAGCTATATACGGTATGTGGGAAAATATAGTAGGAGATGTCAAGCAAAAAGGTCAAAGTCTAGAAAACTTTGTTGGTAATAATTCTTGGTGTGCTCTTTTTGTAACTCAAGTACTACGTGATTCAGGTGTTGATACTTCTAAGTTTATTAAAACTAGAGACAAGTATGACTTTGCTCGTATTAAAACTTATCAAACAGCAGGTAAATCTGTCTATAATGGTTTAGCTTCTGAAGGAAAATCAAGAGGTAGTTTTACTGATGCTCAAGCTGGTGATGTACTAGTTAAAGAACATTCACCACAAGAAAGTAAGAGAATAGGAAGTAAAGGTCATGCTGGTATAGTTGTTAAAGTTGAAGGTAGTAAAGTTTACTTTATAGCTGGTAATCAGAATGACCAAGTGCAACTTAGTTCTTACGATATGAACGAACTATCTAATGCTATAACTATACGTAGGTTTACAGCAGATGATAACGTACCTTCTAAAGAGTTACCTTCTTTCTTAGATATGAAAGTACAAGCAAATACTAATAAGTTTAAGAACTTTATGACAAGTGCTTATAATTGGGTTACTAATAAGTAGATAAAAAGGAAATGTAAATGTCTCAAGAAATGTTGTTAAAAGACTTAGGTCTAGAGTCAGTAGTAGCTGAAAAATCTACTATACCTATAGTTAATACTATTCAAGAAAGTGTAGTATTAAACCAACAACTAAAGATGGCAGAACAAAAAGAGACACTAGGCTTTTGGGAAAGTGTAGCTGTAGGCTTAAAAGAAGATGGTCTAGTGTCTGCTGTACAAGACCACGCAGATAAACTTGAAGTGGTAAGTGATGTACCTATAACTAACTTTACTCCTGAGTTAATTAACACATTAACAGATGGGTTACAAACTGATGCAGCTATAGATGTACTAGAGAATGCTAGTGCTTATGGTTTTAACACAGCCATGAAGCAACGAAAGATTAACTTAGCTACTCAGAAAAACTTAGCAGACTTAGAGGCAGCAGGTTGGAAGGGTACTACAGGTAGAATATTTGCTATGATGTTTGACCCAGCTGAATGGGCAATCATAGCAGGTACTACTGCTTTAGCTTCAGCTACAACTAGCCCAATAGGAGGAGCAGCTGCTCTTAGTGCAGGTGTTGTCAAAAGAGCTTATGATGTTAAACGAGCTATTAAGATTGGTGCTGTAGTAGGTGCAAGTGAGAATGCTGCTTTTGAAGCTATCAGAAAAGACGTTAGGTTTAACATAGATATGAATGATGTGTTCATAGCAGGAGGAGCAGGAGCAGTACTAGGTGGTGGTTTAAATGCAGGTATAACAGCTTTTAGAAAAGCAGGACAACGTGCAGCTATTGATACTAAGGTTAGATTAGGTCAAAAACTTACACCACAAGAATCAGTATTTTATGAAACTTTTAATGAAGGAGTACTTGGTAATAAAATAATAGATAAAGAATTAAGTAAGCCTGAATTTGTTGAACCTAGTACGTTAAATGTAAATAGACATACAAAACCTGCTACACTTGAAGAAATGAGACAAACACCTATGCAAGCTGGTTACAGTCTTTTTGGATTACGTAATATGTTATCAGTGGGTGCAAGGATGATGAACCATAAACTAGCTCCTTTTAGATTTTTTGGTAATAAAATGGGTATGAATGTTGCAGGATATGCTGATAGTAGTAAAGCTACTAATCCAGATTCAGTAACAGAAGTTATGGTAGATTACAAGGTCAATATCGTTTCAAACTTGCAGGTACACTTCCTAGAGAAAGAGCCAAGTTTATTAAAAGAACAGGGCTTACAGAAGAAGAATTTAACACAGCTTTATCACGTTACTTAAGAGGTATTGATAAAAATGTAGCTCCTGAGGTAGTAGAAATAGGTAAGATAGCTAGAAGTGTTCTAGATGATTTAGCTGATTTAGGAGTAAAAGCAGATGTTGTAGGTCTTACAAGAAAACAAATAGAGAATAATCCTGATTATTTAATACGTTTGTTTAATGACCTTAAGGTTAAAAACTTAAGAGATAAGTTTGATGATGAAGTAATTGTTGACTTAATTGAAGAAGCTATACGTAGAGGACAGCCTAACATAGAAGATTCAGTTTTAAAAACTTTAACTAAAAAAGGTAGAACAAAAGGAAAGACAGACGAAGAGCTTTTTGATATGGTTAATGACTACATACGAAAGTTTGCTAGAGGTTATACTAACAGTATCATAAGTTCAAAGTTTAGAAAGTCAGGTATAACAGATACTGCTCCAATGGTTAGAGAAGATTTAGAAGCAGTGTTAAAGGCTGAAAAAGTTGTTGATATAGATGGAGTCTCAAGAAGAGTTTTTGATGATGATGAAGTAGATGATATCATAGATATACTTACACAATCTACAAAAACTAAAGGATTTAAACGTGCTCAGTCTCGTGTAATCTTAAATGAAGGCACTATAATTACAGCTACTAATAAAAACGGAGATATGGAAGAGTTAAGATTTACTGATTTACTAGAAGAAGATGGGGAGGCAACTTGTAAATGCTTACATATTTCAAATGTCAGGTGCTATAGGATTTAGCTAGAAATGGTATAAACACTAACGTAAGAGGTACTGACTTTAAGGAGTATGTAATAGGAAGTATTCAAAGAGAGGCAGAACTTCAAAATCTTGCTAAAGATGAATATCAAGCAGGTTTAGATGCAGTAGAGTTTATGTATGATGGCATCACTGGTAGATTAGGAAACAGAAGTGAGACTCAGACAGTACATGACCTTAACATAGCTTTACGAGCTTGGTCTTTTGCTGTTAACATGGGGTATGTCAGGCATGTCCTCTTTAATGGAATTGACTAACGTTATGATGGAATATAGTTTCATGACTTTACTTAAGTCTGTTCCTCAGTATAAACAACTTTTAACTGATTTAAGTAAACCTAATGCTGACCCTAATTTAATTTCAGAAGCAGTTCAACTTTTTGGATTAGGTAATGAAATTGATTTAGCTAAGTGGACAGCTGTTACACGTTTTGATTCAGAAGATGTAGGAACTACTATAACTACTGCAACTGGAAATAAGATAGGTAGAGCTACAGAAAAGTTTGCTTATGCTTCTCAAAAACATGTTGCTTATCTTTCAGGTTTAACAGGAGTTACACAGTTCTTACGTAGGATGTCTATGTTACATTTTACTAATGAGTTTGCTTTAGCTGCTGCAAAAGGTAAGTTACCTTTCTCTAAGATTAAAAGACAACAACTTGGTATATCTGATGAGATGGGTGCTAGAATAGTAAACACTTTAAACAATCCTAAAATTGTTACAAAGAATCCAAATGGAACTGTTAAGAACCTAAACATTGAAAAGTGGGATGAAGAAGTAAGAGAAGCTTTTGCTTCTATAGGTCATAGAGATGCTAGAACAAATGTTCAAGAATCTGATTTATCTACAAGTAACAGATTGTTAAAGTCTACTCAAATAGGTAGGTCAATGTTTCAGTTTTTAAACTTTACCTTTTCATCTATGGAACAACAAACTCAACGTTTAGCTGTTAGAACAATGAATGGAGATGCTGGAGCTGTAGCTAAGTTATTAACTGCTTCACTAGGTATGGGTGCTCTTATGTACGCAGCTAGAGTACAATTAAATGCTGCTGGACGTAGTGATAGAGAGGAATATATTGAGGAACGTATGACAACTGCTAATCTTCTTCAAGGAGCAGCTTCACAGATAGGTATGCTTTCAATATTTAACTACATAACACAAATGACTACAGGTGTGTTGAACGGTAACTCCTATGCTATAACTCCTCCTCTTGCTTCTTTGTTAGTCAACGGAGGTTCAACTATTAAGAACTTATTTGATGATGAAGATGCTACAGAATCTGAGTGGAGAAAGGGTTTGAGACTTTTTCCTTATCAATCTTTATACGGAGCTAGGCAGATAATAAATGCTACAGCTAATGAATTTGCTAACTAAACCTAAAGTTACAACATTAATAACGAGGAATACAAATGCCATTATCATATGAAAACTATACTGGGGACAACGTCACAGACACGTTTAACATCCCCTTTACGTACACTGCGACTAGTGAGATAAGTGTTACAGTTTGATGGGGTAGCTCAAACAGGTTTGACTTTCCCTTCATCTTCTCAGTACAATTAACCAGTGCTCCTGCTAGTAGTACTGTCGTACAAGTTAGACGTACAACAGACTTAACATCAAGAGCAGTAGACTTTGCATCTGGTTCAGTATTGACTGAAGAAGACTTAGACAATGCTAACATACAAATCTTTCACTCATCGCAAGAAGCTGTTGACTTAACTGACGATACTATCCAAGAAGATATAGATAGTAAATGGGATGCAGAAAGCAAAGTCATTAAGAATGTAGCTAATCCTACAAATGCTCAAGATGCTGCAACAAAGGATTACCTAGAAAATACTTGGTTAACTCCTGCTGATAAAGCTCAGTTAAATTCTTTGAATACAACTAACCTTAACACTGTTGCAACTAACATTTCAGATGTTAATGATGTGGCAGCTGATGAAGCTGACATAGGAATAGTAGCAACTAGCATAACTGATGTAAATACATTAGCTCCTGTTGTAACAGATATAGCAACACTTGCTGACATAACAGATGGTACTGTTGCTACTAATGCTATACAAACTGTAGCAGATATACAAGGTAACGTAACTACAGTTGCAGGTATAGAAAATGATGTGACTACAGTTGCAGGTCAAACAACTAATTTACAGAATGTAACAGATAACTTAACTGCAATACAAAATGCTAGTACAAATGCAACAAATGCAGCACAATCTGCTACTGATGCCCAAACTGCTCAAGGTTTAGCAGAGGATGCACAAGCAGCAGCAGAAGCTGCCCTTGATAATTTTGATGATAGATTTTTAGGAGCAAAAGCAACAGACCCAGTATTAGACAATGATGGTAATGCTTTACTTGATGGTGCTTTGTACTTTGACACAACTAACGACATAATGAAAGTGTATGATTTAACCAATACAACTTGGAGACAGTTAACACTTACATCAGCCAATCAAGCAAATGTAAATACAGTTGCAGGGCAAATAAGTCCTACTAATAATATAGCTACAGTAGCAGAGGATAGTGCTGATATAGGCACAGTAGCAGGATTGAGTACAGATATTCAAGCTCTAGCTGATATAGAAGATGGAACAACTGCAACTAATGCAATATCAAATGTTGGTGGTTCTATAGCCAACGTAAATACAGTGGCAAGCAACCTTGCTTCAGTAAATAACTTTGGTGAAGTTTATCGTATTGCATCTTCAGCACCTACTACATCATTAGATATAGGTGACTTATACTTTGATACTACAGCTAATGAGTTAAAGGTATACAAGTCAAGTGGTTGGGCAGCAGCAGGTTCTACAGTTAACGGAACTTCAGCTAGGTTTCACTATGATATATCAGGTACTCCAACAAGTGTAACTGGAGCAGATGCTAATGGCAGTACACTAGCTTATGATGCAGGTTATGTAGATGTGTACGTCAATGGTGTTCGTATGTCAGATGCTGATATTACTATTACCAGTGGTGACACAGTAACATTTACAGAAGCTCTAGCTGATGGAGATGAGGTAGACATAGTTGCATATGGTACATTTAGTGTAGCTACTTTAGATGCAAGTAACTTATCCAGTGGCACAGTGCCTGATGCAAGGATAACTGGTGCATACACAGGCATAACTAACCTTACAATGTCAGGTGACCTAACTGTAGACACAAACACACTTTATGTAGACTCAGCTAACAATAGGGTTGGTGTGGGAACTGTGAGTCCAAGTGACAATCTACATTTAGCAGAATCTGGAGCAACAAGTAGCTTTATAAGATTTAGTAATTCTAATGTACCTAATGGTTGGTCTTTAGGTTCACATAATAGTGGTCGTTTTCAATTAACACAAAATGGCGTTGCAGATAGAATAATAGTTGATTCATCAGGCAACTTGTTGGTGGGGAAAACTTCTACTGGAGCAGAATTTCCAGGGATAACTCTTGGCTCTTCTGGGTATGCTTCTTTTACTAGAGATAGCAATATTTCTTTATTTTTAAACAGAGAAACAAATGATGGAACTATTGTAGAGTTTAGGAAAGACAATACTGCTGTAGGAAGTATTGGTACACAAGGTGGTACTTTAGAGGTTGGTTCTGGTGATGTTTATTTACAATTTAATGGCACAAATGATTGGATAAAACCAGTTGATGGTTCTGGTAGCAATAAAGCCTAATGTCGACTTAGGAACTTCAGGTGCAAGATTCAAAGACCTCTACCTATCAGGTGGTGTAAATATTAAAGGTTCTACACAAAGATTACACTAGAACACTCTAACGAAAATGGAACTGCACAGATATATACAACTGCACAATCTGCAATAATTTTAGATGCTGACCCAGATAACACAGATAATGGTACACCTATTCAATTTAAAATTGATGGAAATGAAGTAGGTAGATTTGACTCTGGTGGTCGTTTTATAGCTCCATATGGTGTAACATTAGGAACTTCAGCAGGAACTTATAGTGCTAGTAATACTCTTGATGACTATGAAGAGGGAACTTGGCAACCTACTGTTGCTAATGGAACTTTAAACTATCAAACTGCAAATTATATTAAAATAGGTAAAAGAGTTACTGTATCTGCAAAATTAGAAACTTTTAGTGACAGGTCAACAGCAGGTTCAATTACAATTACTAATTTACCTTTTGCTAGAGATACTGCTAAAGACGAAGTTGCTGGTGGAAGTGCAATGTGGTCATATGTTAATCAAGAAAATAATGTTGTGTACATAGCAACTAATGGTTTGCAATTTTATAAAAGTCAAAGCGGAGATTTTGACAGTCTTAAACATAATGATTTAAACAGTTCTAGCTCACAGGTTTATCTTTTTGCAACATATATTTCAACATAACCCTATTGGACATAGGGTAGTCAGTCCATAACCAAAGGAGATAAAAATGGCATTAACAGAAGAGACAATACAAGACAAAATAGAAGTCGTAGGTGACTACAAGCACGTTCAAGTAAGAACTGCCACAGTCATCAAGAGAGATGGCACAGAGATAAGCAGAAGCTTCTCAAGGCACGTTGTAGCACCTGATATAAGTGCAGATGACTTAGCCAATGAGAGTGCAGAAGTACAAGCAATATGCAATGCAGTACATACAGATGCAATCAAGACAGCCTATGCAGAACATTTAGCTAACCAAGAGGTGTAGCATGACAAGAGCAAAAGACATATCCAAGATAGTCACTGATGCAGACCTCAGTGGTACTCTTGATGTAACAGGTACAGTGACAGCAGGTGATGTAACCATGACCAGAGAAACTGGTGGTTACTTGTTTAACACTGGTGGCTCAACTAGAGCAGGTATTCGTTCTGATGACCAAAACAATTTAACTCTAAGAGCAGGTACTGATGCTATAAAAATGCACGTTGGAGCAGATGGCAAGGTTGGTATTGGTGAAACATCTCCTCAAGGCAACTTACATATAAAAGGCTCTGATAGTGGAGTTACATCTTCTCCAAGTCATGCAGACGAATTAATTATAGAAAACAGTACAAATGGTGGAATGACTTTTAACTGTGGAGCTTCTAATTCTGCAACAATAACTTTTCAAAATAGTACTTATTCTGATGACGGTGCTTTACAATATAGAAATGGTGATAGAGCCATGGCTTTTAAAACAGCAGGCTCAGAACGTATGCGTATTGATAGCAGTGGTCGTGTAATGATTGGTAACACCACAGAGGGTGTTGCAGGAGCAGATGAACTTACTGTAGGAGATACGAGTGCTGGAAATGGTATAACAATTAGGTCAGCATCTAATTCTTCAGGTGCATTATTCTTTTCAGATGGAACAAGTGGTAGTGCTGAATATGATGGTGGTTTTGAGTATAATCATTCATCACAGTTTATGAGAATATCAACTGCTGGT